TGACACTCATCGCTTGAACGCCCTTAATAGCGGCAATGTCGCGATAGCACGAGTTAGAGAAATGCGTGTTGTTGACCGCGGCCAAAGACCAAATTTCTTGTTTCGCCGACCCAGAGAGGAGCGAATTACGGTCCACAGTGAAACAACGATCTCATGCCATCCATCTCATCATGCCGAGCTTTTGGCAACGTTGTGCACAGCACGAAATGCTACAAATAATCAGTTCTCTGTTAATGTGTTTACGGATAAGCTCGCCAATAGTGCAGTCGCTCAGGCATTGGCACCGGGCGCACAAGCTCAGGATGTGAGGAACGCACTCATCCGAGCTGGCTCAACAAAAGTTGAAGACTTGCCCTGGTTGTCCGCAACTCTTCCACTCATATGTCATGTAGAAATGAAGAAAGAGGGCACATTTAGTGAAACCGTGACAGGCACGTTTATGCCGAACACAGTGCCTTGTGGCACCCCTTTCGCCACTGATGATATTCGGACAACCATTGGCGGATTTCACTACCCCGAGTACAGCGCATGCTGCCACACTTCTCGAAAAACGAGTCATTGCAGCGCGTGTATGAATGCCCGTTTGTGTTCACAGTGCGGCCGCTGTATTACCAAGATCACACTTCATGGACTCAATTCACTTCAAAGAGCAGTGCGTGCATACTGCGGTTTTTGTTCCGAGGGAGACCCCATTGTGCGCACTTGGAAGTGCATTCGGGATGATACGTCAACAACCATCATACCCCCGTTGGGAGTTTATCCCATGGTGTCCACAGTGTTTTCGAGGACACCAGCACTTAAGAGGTCAGACCTTGGCGCTGGCGTACGCGTCAACGTTTTGACCGAAGTTCATGCGGGTAAGCAAGCAGGACCACAAGCCGTTGGAGTGTGTCCGGTGGCGATAAGTCCCATATGTACTGTCCTTGACACCGTAAACATGATGAGCTCACTTAGTTCAAGACAATTAGCGTCACAGATTACTCCAGATACCAACGCGGTTATGGACTACACCAAATTCTCTGAAAAATTTTTGGAGCAAGTTGTGGTTGACATGCAGGAATGTGGCTACATGGGGGAAACAATCTCGCCAAAGCGCATTTCGGCATTCCTTATGAACTACCACGGTCCGAAAAGACAACGTTATGCCGATGCGCTCTCCTTCTGCATGAAAGATGACGCCCGCCGCAAGATCTGTCAAGAAGTCAATTGTGAATTCCGTGAAATCAACCAACTTGACCTCAAAAACACCATGAAGGACATGTTTCAACGTTCAATATTTCTAAAGAACGAGATGTTGAACAAGACAACGTGTCCGTACGAGCCCAATGACAACGCGGGGCGGGTGATTACATCTTGTACTTCGCCCGTACCTAACGTTGTCTTGGGGCCATGGATCGCGTCAGCACAAGCTATCCTCAAGAGATATTGGAGTATTGAGGATATACCAAGGCAGAAATCCAAAATCAAAGTGCTATTTGCATGCGGAAAAGATTGCACAGAGTTGGGGGACATATACGCTTATGCCTTTAACAATTACAAATTTTTGGTTGGACTCGACTACAAGAAGTATGACAGTAACCAAAAATCATTTCACCATCATGTGGAGGGATATTTCTACAAACGGCTCGGATTCGGACGCGCCGCTATGCGATGTTTCCACGCACAGGCTGAAAATAGGGCAACGGCCAGTATTCGTGGAGTTAAGGTCATCCGCGCAACTTGGCGTTGGCGTCGCAACTCAGGGGACCCCAACACCACATGTGGAAATTCGGTCCTCAACGTCACCATGCTGGCATGGGCTATTGAGAAGTGTGCTAAGAAGTTAGGCATTGACCCCGCAGATTTTCTCATTTGTGTTGGTGGGGATGATGGAATGATAGCGTCGCAACACCCGCCAGA